CTGATAAATAAGCAGTCGATTATCCCCAAGCCTATCTATCAAGATCAAGCAGATCAAGCACTCGCTATCTTCAAAGAATTGCGTGTTGTGGATTTGCCTGGCAAGCCTACGCTAGGTGAATGTTCTGATCAATGGGTATTCGATTTTGTGTCGGCTATCTTTGGAGCGTATGACGCAGAGACGGGCAATCAGCTTATCCGCGAGTTCTACATGCTCATTTCAAAGAAGAATACAAAGTCAACGATTGCAGCTGGAATTATGCTTACTGCGGTGATTCTGTGCTGGCGAGAAGACGAAGAGCATCTAATCCTATCACCTACTAAGGAGGTCGCGGATAATGCTTTTAAGCCTGCTGCTGGGATGATTCGCGCTGATGATGAGCTTTCCTCGCTGTTTCATGTGCAAGACCATATCCGTACTATTACGCATCGGGTTAGCAAGGCATCATTAAAGGTGGTCGCGGCTGATACAGATACTGTATCGGGTAAGAAGTCGGGGCGCATCTTGGTCGATGAGCATTGGTTATTTGGCAAGCGGTCTAATGCTGATTCGATGTTCATGGAGGCGTTAGGCGGTCAGGTATCGCGCAATGAAGGCTGGGTAATTTATCTCACTACTCAATCTGATGATCCTCCTGCTGGCGTATTCAAAGAAAAATTGCAGTATTTCCGCGATGTGCGAGACGGTAAAATCTTGGATAAGAAGTCGCTTCCTGTTCTTTATGAGTTCCCGAATGAGTATTTGAAAAAGCCATCGGATGGCAAGCCGCCAAAATATGAAGACCCTGAAAATTTCTACATCACGAACCCAAATATAGGGCGCTCGGTTAGCCCTGAATGGCTTGAAGACAATCTAAAGAAGAATAAAAACAAGTCGGACGGATCGTATCAACAATTCTTAGCCAAGCACTTAAACGTTGAAATCGGCATGAATTTACGCTCAGATCGTTGGGCAGGTGCAGATTATTGGCAAAAACAGGAAAAGTCTGGTATAACGCTTGAAAAGTTAATAGAATTATGCGAAGTGATAGATTTAGGCATCGATGGCGGTGGTCTTGATGACTTGTTAGGTTTATCTGCTGTAGGACGAACTCCAGATGGTGAATGGTTGTCATGGTCACGGGCTTGGGCTCATCCTAGCGTATTTGAGCGAAGGAAAGACATTGCAGCACGACTAACAGACTTCGCTAATGATGGCGACTTGATTCTAGTTGAAAATATCGGTGATGACGTTGTGCAAGTTGCTGATATTTGTTCGCAGGTTTATGAGTCGGGTTTGCTTGATAAGATCGGGTGCGACCCTTCAGGTTTAGGCATGATCGTTGAAGCTATTGTTGATGCTGACGTGCCAGAAGAATGTATTATCGGCATATCGCAAGGCTGGAAAATGACCGGAGCAATCAAGACAACTGAGCGCAAATTGGCAGAAAAAGCGCTATTTATAGCAGATCAACCGCTAATGCGATGGTGCGTTAGTAATGCAAAAGTTGAACCTAGGGGAAATGCTGTTATAATTACCAAGCAAACATCAGGAAGTGCTAAAATTGATCCATTAATGGCATTGTTTAATGCTGTCACTCTGATGTCGCTGAATCCTGTTGGTGTTGGTAAATCATTTTGGGAAACCGCATGAATTTTTGGCCGTTTAATCGAAAAGCTAATGAGGATGGCAGTGCTAGACATTCGCTAGACTTATTCCGTCTTCTCTACGGTTCATTACGTTCTAAAAGCGGAACCTCTGTAAGCCATCAAACTGCACTACAAGTTACCACAGTTCTTGCCTGTGCGCGAGTTATTGCAGAAGGTGTTGCGCAAGTACCACTAAAAGTACATAAAAAAGTCGGTGAAAACATGGTTTCCGGTGACGATTTGGCACTTTATGACGTGCTTTATCGTAAGCCTAATGATTGGATGACATCGTTTGAACTGCGAGAAATGATGACAATGCACTGCGTTTTAACTGGAAGTGCATTTGCATTCATTAATCGAATTGGCGGTGAAGTCCGCGAATTAATCCCTATTGTTCCTAATTTAGTATCTGTAAAGCAGAACGAAGACTATTCGCTTCGTTATGAAGTCACGTCCCCATCTGGCAAGGTTCTACCAATACCATCGGAATCTATTTGGCATTGGCGCGGTGCGTCTTGGGATGGCATTGTCGGGTTAGATATTACTAGGCTGGCATGTGAGGCTATTGGCTTGGCGATGGCGACAGAGGATTCCCAAGCCAGAATGCAAAAGAATGGTTCGTCGTTTGGTGGAACTTATTCCGTTTCAGGTACGTTGAATCCTGACCAGTATGCAGCTATGCGAAAATGGCTTGATAAAGAGTTCGACGGGCTGGAAAATTTAGGTCGTCCGCGAATTATGGATCGTGACGCTAAATTCACTCCTTCCACGATGACGGGCATTGACGCTCAGTTGCTGGAAACAAGAAATAACCAAGTTGTCGAGATTTGCCGTGCCATGCGTGTCATGCCGATTATGGTCGGGCACTCCGACAAGACAGCGACTTATGCAAGTGCCGAGCAAATGTTCTTGGCTCATGTTGTTCATACTCTTAGTCCTTGGTATGTCCGCATTGAGCAATCTGCCGAATGTCAATTGCTGACGAATAGGCAGCGTAGAAACGGATATTTCATCAAGCATAACGCTTCAGGATTGATGCGCGGATCGCATAAAGACCGTGCTGAATATTTTGCTAGGGCGCTTGGTTCTGGCGGTTCTCCAGCGTGGATGAGTCAGGATGAGGTCAGGGCGCTTGATGAACTAAACCCGATGGGCGGCGAGGCAGCAGAATTACCAAAACAGTTAGGAAGTAACACGACTCAAGAGGTCAAAGTATGAACAATTTAAAAGCTATTTCGAGTAACGATAATGAATTGCGCGTTGGCAATTACATTGTTTTGTTCGGCGGAAAAGATTTGACAGGTGAACATTTCACGAAAAGCACTGATTTTAGTAGTAATTTTACTGATATTGGTACGCTTTACGTCGATTTTGAGCATGGTCGAGATCAAGACGGTTTCGGTAACTCTAGTGATAATGTTTTAGGTGTTGTCGATTGGAAGTCTGCAAAAGTCGATGAAAAAGGTATTTTTGTTGAGCGCGTTCTAAACCGTCGATCAAAGTACATTCAATACTTGGAAGACCTCATTAATGCTGGTGTTGTCGGTACTTCTAGCGAATCGGTTCGCGGCAAGTCTTTAAAGACAAAAGACGGCGAGATCACAAAATGGCCTTTGATGCGCGACTCTCTGACGCTAACGCCGATGGAACCAAGAATGATAACGGAAAATGTCCTAGCATCTGCAAAAGCACTTGCTGAAATTTTCCCTGAAAGTAAGTCGCTAGCTGTTGTTACAGGTGGCGAAGTGGCTCCGACAATTTCAGAGATTGAGCAAATTCAAGATTTGAAGTCGGCTGAATCATTCCTGCGAGATGCAGGATTAAGTAGGAAAGAAGCAACCGCTTTTGTATCACGTGTAAAAAGCCTGCGTCCGCGAGATGCCGATGAGGATTTACAGGTTTTAAAGGCAGCATTAGTGCATAGAAACATTGGCAATCCAAATTAATCGTAAAACGAAAGGTAATAATCATGTCTGATATTTTAGATATTGCAAAAACAATCGAAGCTCAAGGTAAAGCTTGGGAAGAATACAAAAAAACTAGCGAGGCTATGATCAAGGATAAGGCTGACGGTAAGTCGGTAACTGACCTTGAAGCTAAGATGGCGACATTGAATGCTGAATTGGATCGCTTGGGCGATTTGAAAGCAGACTTCGACAAAGCTATTCTTGCTAGTCAACGTCCTGCTGGTGGTGGCGGTGGCAATTCCGATATTGAAGCCGAGTGCAAGAGCTGGAACGCTATGCTCCGCGCCGACTTCCAATCGAAAGGCCGCTCAATTCCTAATGAAGTGTCTGTTGACCAATATTCAAACTATAAGAGCGCATTTTTCTCTATGGTTCGCAACGGCGATATTGACCGCTTGAGTTCTGATGAGCGCAAAGCTTTGTCAGCTGGTTCTGATCCTGACGGCGGCTACTTGCTTCCAGCGCCTACGGTTGGTCGTATGGTTAAGAAAGTGTATGAACAGTCAATCATGCGCCAATTGGCTAACGTGGTCACAATTAGTACCGATGCATTGGAAGGTATTGTTGATAACGATGAATCTGATGCAGGTTGGGTGTCTGAGATTGGCACTCGCAATGATACAGATACGCCTCAGTTGGGCAAATACCGTATTGAGGCGCATGAAATGTACGCACAGCCAAAAGCTACGCAGAAATTGATTGACGACTCAGCAACGGACGTTGAAGCATGGCTGGCAATGAAGACTGCTGACAAGTTTGCACGTGTTGAAGGTAATGCGTTCTGGAATGGTACTGGCGCTGGTCAGGCTAAAGGCTTGGCGATGTACACAACTGCTGCAACTGGTGACGGTTCTCGTACATGGGGTACGTTTGAGCATATCGTAACAGGTGCAAATGGTGACTTCCACACGACAAAGCTTGATCCAATTCAAGATTTGCAAGGTGCGTTCAAAGATCAGTATTTGCAAAATGCACAGTTCGTAATGCGCCGTGAAGTTCGCACAAAAATGCGCAAATTGAAAGAAGCTACAAACGACCGTTATTTGTGGGAACCATCTAATCAAGTTGGTCAGCCAGACCGCTTGAATGGTTATCCTGTTCGCATCGATCAATACATGCCTGCTTTAGCAACTAACTCTCTGTCTTTGGCGTTCGGTGATTTCCGCGAAGCTTATACGATTGTTGACCGTATCGGCATCCGTACTTTGCGCGATCCGTACACGGCTAAACCATATGTCCGTTTTTACAGCACTAAGCGAACAGGCGGGGCAGCTGTCAATTTCGAAGCGGTTAAGTTCTTGAAATTCTCTACTTAATTATGATTGCCGCCTAATAAGCGGCTTTCTATGACTCTTTTTTAAGGAAAAATCATGTCAGATTTAAAAAATAACATTACGCCAGTTGTTGCACTGATTCCAGTCGCTCATACGGCGACAAAGGCAGACGCGCCAATTATTGATTTGAGCGGTGCAGGCTCTGCGACTATCATCATCAATACCGGTGTAATTGCGAGTGCTGGCGACTACACAATTACGTTGCGTCACGGCGATGCGTCAGATTTAACTGGCGATGCTGCGGCTAGTGGTGATGAGCTGTTAGGTTCATTCCCTGCAAGCTTGGCGGCTGACTCTGTTTATTGGGTTGGTTATCGCGGTGGTAAGCGCTATGTGCGTGTAGTCATCACGAAAAACAGCGGTACGTCTATTGTCGCTGGCGCGGTAGTAGTCAAAGGCCATTTGTCATTTGCTGGACAAGGCTAATTTGTAAAATGTGGGCTGCTAGAAATGGCAGCTCACTATTAATTGAGAGACTTCGATAATGTCATTAATTTTACATACTGCACCGACGGAAATACCTGTATCTCTTGCAGAGGTTAAGCTATTTTTGCGCGTCGATCACAGTGATGAAGATGATTTTATCGAAGCGTTAATTGGCGCGGCGACTTTAAGCGCTGAATCAATAATGAATCGTGCGGTAATGCATCAGCATTGGAAATTGCTGACTAATTCATTCAATGATTTGCAATTGAGAAAGCCAAAAGTAACGGCTGTTAGTTCCGTGAAATACATTGATACAAACGGCGATTTAATAACGCTAGATTCTAGTTTTTATCAGCCAGTTTTAAGCAATGATTATGAGGCTTACATTGTTGCTGCTTACGATAAGACATTTCCAGAAGTTAGAAAGCAGCCTGAAAGTGTGCAAGTTATTTTCACGTGCGGATATGCAACTGCTGCTGACGTGCCGGAAGACATAAAGACGTGGATAAAGCTTTGCGTTGGTTCGCTGTATGAAAAGCGTCAACTAGAAAGCGAGCGACAAACTTATTCTTTGGGATTAGCAGATCAATTGCTATACAGATATAAAGTGTATTTTGCGTAATGGACGCTGGAAAATTAAATCGTCGAATAGTGATTCAATCGCAGACTGCTACGCAAGACGCAGCTGGACAGCCATTGCCTGATACGTGGACGACATTTACTACTGTATGGGCTCATATAAAGTTCAACAGTGGATATGAGTCGATTAAAGGCGAGGCGGTAGCAAGTATTGCGCGCTCGTCGATGAGAATCAGATACCGCGAAGACATCACAAATAAAATGCGCGTGACGCATAACGGCATCACATACGAAATTAAAGCGGTGATGCCTGACGAAGCAAAAAGAGAGTTCGTTGATTTGGCTTGTGAAGTTATTTCTGTCTAGGTGAAATTATGGTGCGCTCAACTAAGGTAAATTTATTCAAGCGCGAAACGGTAAGTAGTAATTTTTCTGCGGATATTAAAGCGCAATTAGCTCAATTTGTCGATAAAGTAAATACCGATGTTTTGCCTGTTGCAATGTACGCAGGAACTAAGATTTTATACGACGAAATGAAGATCAACGCACCAAAAGGAACGCCAAGATCAAAAGGTACTTTGTCTAATGCAATCTACCATTTCCGAGTTGAAAAAGGCACACCAAAAGACATGCAATTGTGGCATATCGGTGTCAATAAAAAGAAGGCTCCGCATTGGCACTGGTTGGAATATGGGAATAGTCAAATTCCTGCGCAGTCGTATATCAGGAAAACGGCAGCGGCAAAAATGACTGTTGCGGTTAATGCTTCATTGGCGAAGTTCGCAGAAAAGATGAAAGAGGTTTCTAATGCTTGAAGCTGATTTGTTCACGAAGTTAAGCACACTAGTTTCTGGTCGTGTTTATCCTGATGTGGCTAGTACGGCAACGATGCCATACATTACCTATCAACAAATTGGCGGTGATCCTGTGAATTTTTTAGGCGCTGAATCATCAAGCAAAAAGAACGCAAGAATGCAAATTAATGTTTGGTCAAAAACACGTTTAGAATCATCGGCACTAATTCGCCAGGTTGAAGATTTAATGGTGCAATCGCCATTATTCGGCAAAGTTGAAAGCGGGGCTGAATCAACGTATGAACCAGATACAAAGAAATACGGATCAAGGCAGGATTTCTCGTTTTGGTCGTAGTTTGCCCGGTCGGGCGCTGTGGGGGAAACCCTTTTTTAATCCTTGAAAGGAAATTATTATGGCTGTAAAACTTCCTGATGGCGCAACGGTTTCTATGCAAACTGCTGTCGGCACATCAAAAACTGTGACTGCGGTCACTAATGCATCAACAGCGGTGGCAACTTCCACAGCACACGGTTTGTCTAACGGTGCTTTGGTTGCTGTGACTTCTGGCTGGTCACGCTTGAACAATCGTGTTTTGCGCGTTGCTAACGTAACAGCAAATACATTCGACTTGGAAGGCTTTGATTCTTCAAATCTGTCATTGTTCCCTGCTGGTTCTGGTATTGGTTCCGTATTGCCTATTACCACATTCACGCAGATCACTCAGATTTTGGAATTCACAACTTCTGGCGGTGAACAGCAATTCACAACTTTCTCATTCTTAGAGCAAGATTATGAGACGCAAGAGCCAACGGTAACAAGCGCACAATCTCTTTCAATCGGCATCGGTGACGATCCCGCATTGGCTGGTTATATTGCGCTTAAAACTGCTGGTGAGCAGCGTGCGGTTCGTGCGTTGCGCATGACTTTGCCTGACGGTTCATTCATTCTTTACTACGGCACAGTTTCGTTTAATGAGACTCCTACCGTGACAAAGGGCGAAGTTATGCAGGTCACAGCGACAGTATCACTGAAGGCGCGTCCAGTTAGATATGCGTCCTAAGTTGTCATGCCCTGAGAAATCGGGGTTTTTTGCCGCCTTGGATAGCTTCCTCGGCGGTCTTTTTTAAACCATATAAGAAAGTAAATCATGTCAAAAGATACTAAAAAACCTAAGTTTGAGTTCGGCGCTGATCCTGAAACATTCCCTCGCGAAGTTGAGGTTATCAATATTTTTGGTGCTGAGTCGGTCATTAATTTCAATTTTATTTACCGAACAAAATCGCAATTTGCAGCGTTAGCCGATGAAGGTCTGCGTGAGGCAAAGGCAAAATTATCTGCGGCGAAAGAAGGCGAAGAAGATCAATTTACGATTGAAAAGATTTCGGCAAATTTCTATTCAGAAGCAAATTCACGCACGACAAAAGAAGGCGCTGAATATGTCATGAAGATTGTCAAATCTTGGGATCTTCCAGACGTGTTAAGCGTCGATTCGCTGATGAAGTTGGAAGATAAATGCACTGGCGCTTTGCAAACTATCGCGACGACTTACGCAAAAGCGATTAACGAGGTTCGCACAAAAAACTAGAGAAGCTTGCGAAATCGTTTTATGAGGTTTTGGATGAAAAGCAATTAAACGCTTTTGGTCTCAAAGCCTCAGATTACGCAAGCTCAGTAAAAGTATTGCCTGATAACGAATTGCCGTTCAATTTGTTTCTGTACATGTCAACTCAATGGCGAGTAGGAGCAAATGGAGCAACAGGCATGGACTACAACGTTCTATTGCACAAAATGGATAGGATGAAATTGTCTGAAGAAGATTATTTGCAACTCGAAAGTGATATGCAGATAATGGAAAATGCAGCACTTGAACAAATGAGAGAAAACAAATGACTAATGCGCCTATCGCTCAAGGGATTATTGAATTTGGTGGTGATGCTTCTGGCGTTACTGCGGCGGCTGCTGAAGTTGGTAAATCAATTGATCAGATAGGCTCAAAAGTCAAGCAGCTAGGCAGTGAAAGCGGGGATGGTTTCAAGAAGGTAGAGGATGGCGCAAAAGGTGCTGCTAAGGCTACACAGACTTGGAACGAATACCTTAAAGAAAATATTACAGAGGCTAGAAAGCAATTTGCCTCACAAGATTTAAGCAAGGCAGAAGCCTATTCTGCTTCTGTGAAGAAGGTTGCGGAAAGTTGGAGAGAAATGCAGAAGGCGCGGCAATCTGCATCTGCTCCTATTCCTCTTGGCGCTGGCGATGTTGACGCCCTCACAAAGGCACAAGACAGGCTGTTAAACAGCATTGCGCGGCAAGCCACAGTAGTGACAGAGGGGAAAGCTAAATGGCTTGAATTACGGGCGGCACAAGCTGGCATTTCAGAGCAAGCCACTCCCTATATTGCCAAGCTAAAGTCAATCGAGAAAACCACAAATGATCTTGGCATTTCACAAGGTCAATTAACCGCAGCGATGCGCGGCGTTCCTGCGCAATTCACTGACATCATCACCTCTCTGCAAGGCGGGCAAAAACCTTTGACCGTGTTCTTGCAACAAGGTGGACAGTTAAAAGATATGTTCGGCGGTGCCGGCAATGCTGCGCGCGCGCTTGGCGGGTATGTTCTTGGGCTGGTTAATCCATTCACTGTTGCGGCGGCTGCAATTGG